ACTGATGTTTCTGAAAGCAATGAAGCTAATGAATTAGCATGAAGAATCATATGACGATCCTGTGGAGGAACGTTATTTGTATCCATGAGTTTTTTAGCTTCACGTAGTTTTGCTACGTTTAAGTTTGTATCAGTACCACCAATGTCGTTAGAAACGGTCAATGATGTGCCTGAAGCTGTTAATGCATCAAGAATAAGTTGATCTTGACGACGACCGATTGCGTTAGCTAAAACTTGAACTAACTCATTCTTTTCATCAAAATTAACTTTCTGTTGCATAAAGATGTCGCTGTATTCTGCGGCGTTCCAATCTTGTAGGGTAACGCTAACTTGGCTGAAATTTACATTCAACGGAGTAACGTCAGTTTGTGGCACTCTTAATGTTGCAGAGCCTTTACCCACTTTTGGAAATTTTACTGCTTCACCCTCGACGTTTCGTCGCATACGTGTTGCACCTACTAATTCAGCTTTCGCTTGATAGGCCTGTTTGACTTCACGATCAAAGAGTTGAACAAAGGCATTACTTAAAGGAATTGCCATTTTGATCTCCTTGTAGAAATTAATAAAAAAATGTATTAATCGCTATGGTATGCCAGAATCTGGGCCATTACTTGCTTTTTACGATAGCCGATCGACAAGGTTACTTGTATTTAAGGGTTGCAAAGCAATAGACCTTGCTCTTTTTTTACCACAGAACAAGGCCTTATGCAATATTTTAGTTATATCTTTCTTCAAACATCTTCTGAACTTTAGCTCGGTAAGCTGCGTCTGTTTGATATTGAGGATCACCAACCATAGCATCTAGCTCTGCATCGCTAACAGGATCACCTTGGATTGTAGGATTGATAGGAATATTAGGCTCTGAAAATGAACGTATTTTTTCAAAGATAGCTATGCCACGTGCTGTGCCAGCCATAATATTAAATTCATCACGTTCTTCTTTACTAAGCAATCCTTTTTGTGATAAACCATCTGCCCATTGGCGCATGCTATTAATTCGTGCATCTGCATTTGGGCCAAGTAATTTTCTTTCTTCAGCAACACTAACCTCAATGGTTTCTTCTTGTTCGCCAGATAATTCTAAAATTGGCTGTACAAGTCCATCTAGTGCTGCTTGGCTAACACCGTACTCTTTAGCCCAATTTATCACATGATTTCTTGCGACATCATCTTCAGGAACAGAACCAAACACAGAAGCATCATACACACCATCTTCTGGTGCTTTATGCTTTCCTTGTGATACTAATTTCTTGTAATGATTGTAAGACTTTACAATACCTTCTCTATCGTAAGGATCTTCTTCATCTGCTTTCCAAAAATTTTCGGGCCACCACTCTGGCCTGTCTTTTTTTTCGGGTTTAGGTTCTTCTAAATGATTTATTTCTGTTGGTTGCTGGTCTTCCTCGGGTGCTACTTCAGTTGCAGTATCGAGTAGTCCAGCTTCAGAAGATAACTCTTCTTGAGCGCTAGGCTCGATTGTTTCATTGACCATTATAAATTCCTTGCTTTTATTAGCCTTGCTTCTAAATCCTTAATTATACTGTTTTGTCCTTCACGATAATACGCATAACTAGGATCGCTTCCTGGCAAAGCAACAGGTTGCTCAACTATGGTTTGGCGTAACCATTCCATAAGTTTTTCTCCATCTTCTGTACCTAATACTCTAAGGCATAAACGATTAGTATCGTCACGCTTTTGATCTACATTATTATTTTCAACAGGTAATTCTTGTTCTAAATCATCCCATCCAGCCATAGTTTATTCTCCTTGTGCTGCTTGTTCTGTTACCGCTTGTTCAGCCATAGCTCCAGCAACTTGAGCAGCTTCTTCTGGCGCTTCTTGTGCTGCTTGTTGCGCCATCATCATTGCTTGTTGTTGCATCATTGCGCGTTCAACAGGTGAGTTTAAAATGCGTTGAGGAACATTAAGTTTTTCTGCAATATAGTCAATCATCTCATCTTGTTTAATTGCCATTTGCCCCGCTTGGCCCATTGCTTGTGCAATTTGTGCAAATTTTAATACGCTCTCAACATCTTCCATTGCTTGCGCTTGCGCTAATGGTGCAACTGGAGCAATTTTTACTTCAAGACCGTTAATTTTTAAAGGCAAATTAATCATGCCTTTTTTATCTAATACTTGAAGCATTTTAGTAACAACAGGAATCATTGTTTCATTAATTAGTCGACCAAATGCTGATCCTAAATTTTGTGATAATTCTTTCATTCTTTCTACAACTTCTGTTGCAGAACGCGCTGACATATTATCTGGCGGCAATGATTCATCTAATAAGATACGTTTGATGTTTTGACGTAAATCATTAATAACAATTTGTGATAAATTAAAATCACCTGATCTTGCTAATGGTTTAAGTGATTCGCCTTGTGGGCCACCATTGCGTGCTACTGGAATAATTGCGCCTGGTATAATCTTTACTGTGTTTGGATTTAATACGCCATCATCAGCTGCGGTATAAACTCCAGCAATATTAAGTGATGCGTTTTTAAGTTGAAATTCTAATGTTTTGTTAAGTGTTTTAATATCTGGTAAAGCAGTAATAAGTGGGCCTCGACCATAGACTTCTCCAGCAACTTTGGAATAACGTGACACTACCCAAGGACTAACTTCTGTTCGTCTATAAACAATCTCAGCTTTAGATTTTTTGTGAATAACGTGATAACAATAATCGCCGCGCTTAACATCAAGAACTGTTGCTTCAATTAGTTCATGATCTTCTGTCGGTTTGTTTTTAATCGCTTCAGCTAACTCAGATGGAATTTTAGCATCAGGCCATTGACGTTCAATACTTTCAGCTTTTATTCTCATGCGCCGATAAACATTATCAACTTGTCCGTCTGAGCCTTCTTCGAATGATACCAAATAAGAGGGTACAGGAATAAAATTAATAGGATTAATATCATCACCTGGTTGAACCATCATGACAGCTGTGCCTACACAAAGCTCAAGTAAAAATTCACCAATAGCAATGTCAAAGTTAGATTGTTTTAAACTTGAAAACATGCGCTCAGAATACATATCAAGAGCTGCTTGTGCTTCTGCATGTCTATTTTTAGGTATGTCTGAACCTGGTTCTAAACGACACCAATTGCGTTGTGGAGGAAAAATGCCAGATTGCATACGATTAGCAAAGCGTTGCGTTGAATTGATAGCTGTTGAGTCAAATACTTTATTCATTTTCTTTTGACCACCAACCCCACCTTCCCAATATCCATCGTAAAGATTACGCTGTGGCAACGCGTATTCATAACAATCTTCATAAAGATTTCTAAAATCTTCTTTTTTTCGTTGTGCAAGCTCTTGTCTTGCTAAAACTTCTTCAGCTGTTAATCTCATTATAGTTGCCATAGTTATGCCTTTTTATATAATAATAAATTTCGCCCCATACTTCTTCCTTTTTTTGCTTTGCGAGAAGCAGCTGATTTAGTAGCAGTTATTGATGCCGACCTTCCCCCCGACATTCCTCCCAAACTTGTTGTGTTTTTGTTTTTTTCTGCATTAGTAGGAAGCGCCGCCTCAGCTTTGTTTAACATATTTGTTTGATCTGCTGACAAGTTTTTTCTTTTTTGAAAAGAATGAACCAGCAGTCTAAATAGTACATCTTTACCATACAATCCACCACTACTAAAATCTGGTTTTGCCATAATTATGCCTTTTTATGTCTGTTTATGTCTGTTTGCAAAAGCTCGAGCATTTGATTTATTACTAAACCCCCAAGCTGTTAATGCTCTTTTTAACCTTGTTGGTCTTCCTTTACTGTCTTTTAATGGGCCACCCATGCCAGCAAAACGAGCAGCAAAAGATACACGGCGACCATCAGTGCCAGTTTTTTGGGGAGCTTTAAGATTTGCTCCTTCTGTTCTTTTGTAATATTTTCTCCCAGCTTCATTCAAGCCTCCTTTAGGATTTTGATATTTTTTAGCAACCATTATTTACCTACTTTTTAGCGGCGTTCATATTATCAATTAAATTAGGGTAAGGCCTACCCGCTTTAGCCGCGCTTCTCATTGCATTACGTTTTTGAGCTGATGTAAGTTTTTTTGGTTTTCCCAGGTTTTTTGGTCTTTTTTTTTCCCATACCTCGCTCATCAAATTCCTCCTAAATTAAATAAATCACCTTTATATCCCATCTCTTTTGCTGGACGTTTTTTTGTTTGTTGCCATAAACCAGCACCGTATTGTGCGTTATGAGCTTTCCAATTATTGTAAAAAAGTTTGCCGCTTGTGCCAAAACCGTCTCTTGATTCAGTTCCGCGCATTGTCCAATTTTTAGCTGGGCCATGTCCTTGGTTGTGTGCATAGGCAAGGTATCCTAATTTTTGCCTCATACTTGGCAAAGCATTATAAGTATCCGCTTTATATTTAAACTGCGGGTCATCTTTACTCATATAAGTGTGATTAGCATAGGTATAAGCAGCAAATAATTTTTCTTGCAATAATGGATCATTTCTAAAAACTTCACGCTCTGCGTCAGTATGGCCAACAACTTTTTTTAACCCAAATTTTTCTGAACCATCTAATTTTGCCATTTTGCCCATTTGATAACGACCATCATAATGATCGTCAGAGCCACCCATTATGCCATAAGTTTCGGCATAATCTTTAAAATTTGTTTTCCACTGATTGCCTTGACTTTCTTTATAAGCAATTGAATTGCGATACATATCCCATTGCTCTTTATTTAAGCCTAAATTTTTTTCTACAAATTTATAAACTTCCGCCATACCTTTAATAGTATCTGGAATTTTTTTAGGTTCTTGTGCCATATTGAGTCCTATGAACAGTATAAAGATTAACAGGGCCAAAATATATTTCATGCCAATCGACCATCCTCATTAACCCAATTTAGAGCCTTCGCCCCCTAAGGTACTTCGATCTGTCATTAATCTGCGATAACCCATAGCGCGACCACGACGAACACGCCGAGTTGCTGAATCATAAATATCTTTTTTTTCTTCACGTGATGTAGCTGCCATTTTTGCCGCAGGCTCTGCTGCTGCTGGTGCTGGTGTTGACTTTTTAGGCTTAGTCACTTTGAACACCTTACTTACTTTTTTACTCATTATGCTGTCCCTCCTAATGTTGTTGATTTAACTCCTTCTTCTGCATCATCACGGTCTGCAAGCAACATACGTTTGCCACCTTTCATGCGAGCGGCTAATCTTGCTGCACGTTTTTCGGCTTCATCACGTGTTTCTGCTTGTGCAATAGCTCGGTCTTCTTCTATTTGTTGACGTTGTTCTGCAATTTGCGCTTCTTGCGCAGAAGTATCAGGAGGTTTAATACCTAACAAACTTCCAACTAATTTTCCCATCGTGTCATTCCCATCATAAATGTATCTTCTTTATGTTCACTATATGCTCTCATCAAGCCTTCAGGTTTAAACCCAAGATATACTGCCCAAGCAATAGCCCTCTTATCATCTTTTTTAACAGTTATTTGCACTCTATGCAAGTCATAAGATATAAATAACATATCAAAAAAACCAAGAGCGCCTTTACACATAGCTATTTTATATCGTCTAAGGTCTTCATCAAAGATAGACCACGCTTCAGCAACGCCTCTCCACAAATGAACAGCACCATAAACGCCGAAAGTATGATTATCATAGATTGCACTAATAGTAGGGCCAAGTTGAGACTGATTGATAAAATACTGTTTTCTATCTTTAAGCGACATGTTCGAAAGCTCATAGTCATATAACCCTTTAAACCCCTCTAAATCTTTAGGTTCAAAATTTTTAAACCTGAAAAACTTACTTTTTGGCATACAAGAATCAATAAGTGTTTGGTCAAGCAAATACATCGAAGTCCGTGTTGACAAGTGTCTGCCCTATGGTTGTGGGTAAAGATAATGCAGAACGAGTCATGCGCTTATGTTCGCCACCGCCTAACATCAAATAGCCAAATGCGTCACCAATGTGTGAAAATTCATTTTTATTAGGCGTATCTCTAAATCGTTCTTGTCCAGAACCCATACTAATACGTTTAAAATGATACCCACCACTTAATGATTTACGTAACATTTTACATGATGTATGTATAATTAACCCTGGTTTTCCAGAAATTAATCTTTGCATAGGTGCAGCGCCACCTTCGCGCCTTGTTTGAAAATTATTTGAAGCTGCGGGTTGTGCGCGTAACCCTATTGTTTGTAAATGATCGAACGCTGTTTTCATATAAACTTGATCGCGTTGTGTTCCAGCGGGATCGCCCCAAACCATCAGTTGCGCTTTAGGAAACCTAGCATTCAGTTCTGCCAACATCTGTTGCGAAAATTTTTCGAGTCCCATGTCTTCAGAAACAATTTCGTGTAATACAATCCAGCGTCCATTTTGCAAGCGTTGTCCTATTGCAGCGGCTGGTGTTAAACCAAAGTCAAGTCCAATTTGTAATGGTACGCCAGGATCATACTCAACTTCAGGTGAACTCATTAATTGATCATCATATTCTGGCCAAACAGGTTTGCCTTCTTGTACATAAGTAAATTTACCTTCAGCATAACAACGTATCCAATCTAAATTTTTGCCGCCTAGCATTTGTTGATAATATCCAGCGGGTAAATTTTTTACATTTTCTGCAATGTTATTTAATTTCCACCAACGCCCTGATGCAAACATATGGTCATTAGCTTCTGGATTTTCAGGTAAATCATCAACATTAACTTCAGTCACTCCACCTGGTTGTTGAAAAAAATCCCATGCAAATTTACCGCGTATGGGTTCTTTTTGACTTATTCTAAACCACCAATGATCATCATCCATAGGGTTGGTATCCATCCAAACACCATGCCATGTTGGGCCACCATCTTTTTTAGTTGGGTAACGGCCGACACGATGGGTGAGTCCGTCGACAACCGCTTTAGGCAATTCGCGTGCCTCGTTCACCCATGCGCCAGTCAGCTCTAAGGATAAAAGTTTTCTTACATCCTTTGGCTGATCCAATGCTAAGAATATTACTTCACAGTCTATACCCGCAGCATCACCGCGGGACGGGAGGCGAATGTGATGCGTAATAGGAGGTGTCCAAAGCATTGGCCCAAACGTATTCTCAGGAAAGAGTTCTTGCCAAGTTTTAATTGTTGTTGTTTTAAGTTCAGGATAAGAGTTACGTACAATAACAAATCGAGTGTAACGTATACCATCTTGCGGTGACGGTCTTTGTCTTACCGCGCGCATCATAATTTCAGCTGCGCACGCGTAAGACTTGCCGCTCCCCACAGGGCCAAGCAAACCTCTTACAAACGCATTGCTCTGTAAAAATTTATAAATAACAGGGCTGGTTGAAAAATCTAGGTCAATGCCTGGGCCATGTAATTCTTTTTGGCTTCGATCTTTTTTATTGCTCATTTAATCTCCACAAAAACATGGAATGTCTGGGTCGTCTTCATTCCCAAATAAATTTTGTTGTGATAAAGCATATTCTTTTAATTTTTCATATTTTGGTCTATCACTTCTAAATGTATTTCCATTTCCAGATTTTACATTATCTTTATCTTTTATTTTTGATTCCATTTTAATCCACCAGTCTGCTCGTGATGGGTCTGCCTGTATCATAGAAACAATTTTTGGAAGTCCTTTTAAAAAACATAAATCACAATTTCCAGCAATAGCATCACCTTTAAATGTTAATAAATTCAAATCAAAATCATTATTATTCCAAAAATCCATTACATCTTGTCTTGTAACTCCTGCTGTATATAAAGGTATTTTTTCTGGTTTCATTTTCATTGCTCGTCTAGGTTCATCAGCACGAATACCAACAAAATCAGCATTATCGTCATACGAATGTTCCCATCCTATGCTTTGTGCAAATTTATGAACAGGTCTTAATTTTAATAAACCTGTGCAAAATCTTTGAACTGGATTTGGCAATTTTTGATAATTTTCTATTAATGCTTCAAATGGTTCTCCATTACGAGATGCTGTTTCAAAATTTACAATTTTAAAATATGGTTTTTCTGCAATATATTCTATCCAATCAATATGAACATTCCATTTGTCTGAACACTCTTTTACAAATTGTAATGTTGATTCATGTTCTTTCCCTGTATTACAAAAAACAATTCTTGCATCATCAGGTAATCCGTTATTAGATTGCAATACTCGCCATAGCATATATCCTGATGTTCGCCCACCACTAAAGGCTATGACAGTTGGTTCTATTATTTTAAACGGATCAAACATAATATTGTCCTATGATTAATACAGCTATAACTAAAACAACAACGCCATAAAAAATAAACGCAAATTTTTTATCTTGTTTATTGCTCATCGTCGATGTCTTTAAATTTCATTGTCATCATACGCTTGAGTTCTTGATTTTCTTGATACAACGCATCAATAACTTCCATTACCCTAGAATTATTTAAGCGTGCCATTTCAAATTCATCACGTAATTGATCGATTTGTGCTTTTATATCCATCTTGCTCCCTCGCTTTTTTACGTAGTTTTTGTAAATAATAATCCGCTTTGTCTAAATCTTCGATACCATTTTTAAGTGCGAATCGCCAAACATATTTAATAATATTACCCACACAAACAGCCATAATGCCAACTAATC